TATCTCATCGATAATGGTGATTTAGACGGCACAGAACTCGCAACAACTGTAAAACCAAATGTCTTCAGAATACTGATGACAAAATGGCTTTTGGGTTGGAAATGGATAAGTGTTACAAATTTAAAAATACAGCAAGAAGCAATAAAAGTTGCTAAAGCAAAAGCTAATGCTGTATTAGAAGTAAAAATATAATAATATGGCAACCGACTTCAATAATGTTGATTCAATCATTGGTGCGTTTAATAAAATATTAAACCTATCCTCAATTGGCGGACCGCCCATAGTGCCAACTCCATTAATATTAATTGGAGTAGCACAACGCTCTGGATTATCGCCAATAAAAATTGCATCACGCATAATTGCTCGTAAAAGTGAAGCTGGATTACCAGTTGGTGTTTTACCTTCTGGCGGTGTTGCCCCAGATGAAATTATGGAAAGAATAAGAGCCGAAGAATACATTAAAGCATTTCAACAAGATGCTGTAATAACAGTGGCAATACCACCCGGGATAACGCTAACAGCAGCAGGTATATCGCCAACGGGACCTGTTACGGTATTTGGTTCAACTATTTATTATGCAAAAGGTTATGGAGTTATACAATAATGGAAGATTTAAGTAAATATACGCCAATTGAATTAAATAAAATGATTAATGATATCAAAATAAAACATGATGCATTAAAACAGGATATTATTAATTATACTTACGAAGCTGAAGAACTTGAAAAAAAAATTAATGAGAAAATTAAAGTATTAACTGAAACAGAAAATTCTTATGTTTTATTAATCGAAGAAATGGAGAAAAGATAATGGCAGGTTTTGATAAACCAATAATACAAACAAGTAATCCTTTTAAGAAAATGGGGGGTTATCAGGTCACCAGAACGATTTATTATGGCGAGGTGATATCTATTGACGACCCGACAGATGGTGGCAGAATTCAAGTTAAAATACCTGATTTGGACAATCAAACAGGAAATGCTGAATTACCTTATTGTTATCCTATGTTACCAAAATTTTTCTTTCTTATTCCACAAGTAGGCGAAATTGTTAGAATTTTTATTGAAGACATAAAATATCCTCAAAGAAGTAGATTTTGGATGGGTAGTGTTATATCACAACCACATAAAATTGGGTTTGATACAATTTATACCGCACTATCAACAACAAATATGGGATTAACTCTCCCAGAAACAGCACCGTCAACACTTCCCGATGCGATAGGAGTATATCCTTTACCAAGTGATGTTGCAATAGTAGGTAAGGTCAATACTGATGTTATTTTACGTACAAATGAAGTTCATATAAGAGCAGGGAAACATGAAAATGGCAATGTATTAAAATTAAATACAAAAAATCCAGCATCCATTAATCTTGTTTTTGAACCACAAAATTTAGTTGCAACAAATCCTGCTTATCAAAGCAGTACAGTTATACTGAGTGATAAAATTGCTTTAATATCACATACTGGCAAACCACAATTTAAAGCAACAGAATTAACAGCAGAAGATAGAATAAGAATATTTTCTGAAGGTCATCCAATTGCAAGAGGTGATGTACTGGTGGTAGCATTAAAAATAATTATAAACGCACTTATCAATCATATTCATGGATATTCAGGTCTGCCAGCAGACAAAGATAAATTAATAAATGACTTGGAAAAAATTAATCTTGATAATATTTTACAAAAAAACATTGTGATTAATTAAAATTTAAGTACTTTTGCATTCTATGAATATTGAATTTCCTACAATACCCAATAAATTGTTTACAGCATTTAATGATGTAACATTTTATGATGAACCACATAAATATTATCTTGACGGTAAAGAATTAATATCCGTAACCACATTAATACATAGGTATCAAGAAGAATTTAATGAAGAATATTGGTCTGAATATAAAGGAAACCAGTTTGGTATAAATCCCGAAGAAATACTCAGAGCATGGAAATTCATAAATAAAAAAGGTACAATTAGAGGTTCAGCAATACATGATTATGCTGAAAACTTATTTCAAAATAAAAAATATGAATATCCGAAACAATTAATATTAAATGAATTTGGGTTTGACCCTGTACAACATACATATGATATTTGTAAAAAACACGTTGACAAATTTTATAATGATGTTCAAGGTAAATTAATACCAATTAGAACAGAACTGATTATATATGACAAAGAAACATTAATTGGGGGAATGCTCGATATTTTATTTTATAATGTAAAAGCAAAAGAATTTCAAATCTGGGATTATAAGACCAATAAGGACTTTACATATGAAATGAAAAGCAGACATTTGATTAATGATTTATTTGTTTTAGAAGATTGTGATCTTGAATTATATTCATTACAACTTGGTCTCTATAAATATATTATCGAAAAAAATGTACCAATTAAACTTGGTAAATCATATATCGTATGGTATTCACACAATAATGATAATTATAAAGTAATTGAAGCAAAAGACATGTCATATTTTATTGATATTATTGCAAAAAACAGAATTAATGAATTATTAACTGCATGAATTTTCTGAAAATTTCATGCAGTTATAAGAGATATAATATTATATATTATCATCGTTTTAGTTGCATAATATATAAAATACTAACCATTATAAATAAATTTTATACTTCCACAATCATATATTTGTAAATAACCTCTTTCATTCATGATTTGAAATTCAGTTTTTAATGAATCATATCCCTCTTTAACAAGAACATTTTTCCTGAACTTAAAACGATAATGTTTTTTTATTTCTCCGGGTAAAATATAAAAATAATTTGGTTTTGTTTTATATTGGAATTGAAATCCCAATTGTTTATAAAGATTACCATTTGAATATCGTCTATCGGCAAATGTTAATATTGATTTTGGTTGATATGTTTTAATAAAATAATTTAATAATTTACTCGCACCACCATGTATTTTATAGTTTGTTTTATTACAAAATCTATGCATTTCATATTCACCATCAACATTAATCTTATTACCCATTGAAATTCTCTTTCTGCCAAATGTCATGACTGAAATCAATTCATCATCATAATATAATCCTAATTTTACGCCACTTCCGACATTACCTTGTAAATGATTTTTATTAAGAAAATCCGAGCATAATTTATTATTAACTTTTTTAATAATACATTTTCTACCAAATATCTTATTTTCAATAATATTTAACTTAGATTTTATTATACTCTTTACAATATCCTGTTTATAAATCCATTCATCTTCAAATATGTGTAATAGTTGAATACCTTGTTTTTCACATTCTTCGGTTTTATTCAAATGATAGTTATTTTTTTTGAATTTGTTCGAATGCCAAAATAAACCATCAATTTCAATACCTAATTTATAATCTGGTATATAAATATCAATTTCTTTGCCATTTAATAATTTTCTATTTTTGGATTCATATTTAACATTCATCGAAGTTAAAAATTCTTCTATTGATTTTTGTATTTCACTAAAAGATTTGTTCTTATTACAATTTGTACAAATTGTTGTATTATTTGCCAATCTCGAAGTTAATAAATTTGAATTAATTTCAAAATTATTATTACAAATCTTGCATTCAAAATGAACATTACCATTACAGTCATGTCTGATGTATTTAATTATTTTATTATCAATTCTGTCTAACATTCTTTTTATATTAAACTCAGTACCATTTTCAATATCTTTTTTTCTTTTATTAATTATTTCATCAATTTTCATTGGATTATCAACACCATAATTTATTATTAAAGAATTAATCTGTTTATTTTTTATTTTTTCAGACTTCATTGGATTATCAACACCATAGTTAATGTTTAAAGAATTTTTCTTTTTTGTTTTTACAATATCTGCTTGGTTAGGACTTTGACAACCATACTTAATTAAAGAAGTTGAAATAATTTTTTCTTTATGTTCTTTCGATTTATTTAGACAAGATATTGAACAATATTTATTATATCCTTTTTTTAAAGTTCCGTTAAATTTTACATAATTATTACAATTAGGACATTTGGGAACATCGTTTAAATTATTTAAAAATAAAAATATTTTCTCAATAAATGAAATATCGGTTCTAGTTGAATTATTAATTATTAATGAATATAAATGAGGATTATTAATACTTAACCACCTTTCATTGCTTTTGTATCCCGATTTATTATTTATTAAAAAATATTCGTTAAAATCTTTCATAAAAATGCCATATATTATATTGGGCATAAAAATACTAAATTATTTTCAAATATCCTAATTATATGTTTTTATTAATAAAAAAAGCCACAACTAAGTGACTTTTTAATTTTTCTCGTAACACATAACTGTTTGAATATTAATTACATATTTAGGATGCACCTCCAAGGTTGGATAGTTAAAGCAATGGTTGTTAAACCATCTTCCTCGTAACTGTTTTCGCCAAAGTCAATTGCTGTAATCATGCATTGTTCCAAAGTCCATTTTTCAACCTCAACCCCTGTTGGGTCAACAGCTTTTAAAAGAACGTTTTTCTTATAACCTGCTGCATAACCCATACGACCTGTTAATGATTCTGCATGTAAACGTACCCATTCCATCAATTGTTGTGATGTGGATGGTCCGATTGGGTCGTAGAATGTT